GGTAGTCGCGCGCCGCGAGCTTTGCCTAGCGATAGAATAACATGAATGTAATTCATATTCGTGACAGGATAAAAATGGGTATAATCAGAAAGATTGACAAGGAGCAGCCATGCCAAGTACAGGTGGAGTCAAGATCGGATCATCATACGATGAAGCCCGAACCAGAAAGGTAAATGCAGAAGCTGAGATAGCCGAATTGGAACTAGCAAAGGTCAGGGGCCAGCTAGTTATAGCCGATGACGTTGTAAAAGCATGGTCAGATGTCTTGGGCAATCTGAAATCTAAGCTAACCAACATTCCGTCTAAAGCAGCACCGATTGTGGCATCTGAATCTGAAGCAGGTATGATTCAGCACATCCTTACGGATCTCATGAATGAAGCACTAGAAGAATTAGCAGCCTATGACCCAAAAGTATCAGCGACAAGGATTAGCAAATCTGAAGGATCGTCTGAAGGAAGCGATGACGGTTCTGAAGCCACCGCCAAACCTAAGCGTAAGTCAGTGGGCAGACCAAAGAAGACGGTTAGACTCGCAGACTAGCGCTGAGGCTGGGGTCTGGCGTACCAGCAGGGCAGAGTATCAACGTGGCATCATGGATGCTTGCTCAGATCCAAAGATCAAAGAAGTCGTTGTGATGGCTGGCGCTCAGTTAGGTAAGTCTGAAGCCCTTCTGAATATCATAGGGTTTCACATAGATCACGATTCTTGTCCGATCCTAATGCTTCAGCCTACGGAGTCTATGGCTCAAGCCTTCTCTAAAGACAGGATCGCTAACGGCCTTTTACGTGCTACGCCTGTTCTCCAAGGTAAGGTCAAAGATCCACGGGCTAGAGATTCTAACAATACGACACTTCACAAGATCTTCCCTGGCGGCAGTCTTAGTCTGGTCGGGGCTAACAGTCCAGCAGGGTTAGCGTCGCGCCCGATTCGTGTCGTTCTAGCCGATGAAGTCGATAGATTCCCAGCATCAGCAGGAAGTGAAGGCGATCCACTTGCTCTCGCCAGGAAGCGAACGTCTACGTTCTGGAATCGAAAGATCATCGCGGTTTCTACTCCGACGATCAAAGGCGTCTCTAGGATCGAAGACGCTTATGAAAAGTCTGATATGCGTGAATACTATGTCCCTTGTAAGCACTGCGATCATCAACAGGTTTTGAAATGGGCCAATGTCAGATGGCAGGATGACGATCCTGAGACGGCTGGTTATTTATGTGATGAATGCGGATGTCTTTGGTCTGATGCTGATCGTCGATGGTCCGTAAGAAACGGTCAGTGGGTCGCTGGTAAAGAATTCAACGGAATAGCAGGATTCAAGATATCAGGGCTTTATTCGCCTTGGACACCATTAAGTGATGGAGTCAGAGAATTCTTATCAGTTAAGAAGAATCCTGAACAGCTAAAGGTTTTTTGCAATACTTACTGGGGCGAGTCTTGGGAAGACGAAGGTGAGTCTATCGACGAATTCAATCTGATAGAACGCAAGGAACACTTCAATGAAGTCCCTGAAGGTGTTGTTCTTATCGTAGTCGGCGCAGACGTTCAAGATGATCGAATCGAGTTAAGTTTTATCGGGATTGGCCGAGATGAAGAATCATGGGTCTTAGAACATCAGATCCTTTACGGAGATCCTTCAACGCCACAATTATGGACTGCACTAGACTCACAACTTGCCAGAACTTTCGAGACTGAAGATGGTCGAACATTAGGGATAAGGGCCACAGCAATCGACTCAGGCGGTCACTTTACGAATACCGTTTATCAGTATGCTCACAAGAATTTCGCCAAACGAGTCTTCGCGATCAAAGGTATTGCAGGCGAAGGCAAGCCAATCGCAGGCAAGCCATCAAGAAATAACATCGTCAAATGCAGACTTTTCCCTGTTGGAGTAGATACCGCAAAAGATTTATTATTCGCACGTCTAAGAATCCAAGAAGAAGGGTCTGGATATATTCACTTTTCAGACATATTGAATGATGAGTATTTCAGACAACTTACAGCAGAAAAGATTGTAACTAAGTTCGTCAGGGGTTATAAAAGACGGGTTTTTCAGAAGATTCGCGCAAGGAATGAAGCGTTAGATTGCTATGTATATGCACTAGCGGCCTATGCTATAATCAACACGAATGTCAACACAATCGCTGATAAAATTGACATTAGGATAAAACCTGAAAAAATAGAAGAGCCTGAGCCTGAAAGACCTGTTATCCAACGACAGATAATTCGAAGGCCAAGGTCTAATTATGTAAACGCATGGCGGTGAAATGGCTAATCTTTTTGATCGGGATAATTATCCGCTGCAAGAACCAGAAACGCTTGTCAAAGGTGATCGTTGGGTCTGGAAGCGCACTGATCTAGTTTCCGATTATCCCACAAGCACATATGCTTTAACGTATGAATTCGTTGATGGTGGCGGCGCAAGCAATCAATTCACTATCACTGCTTCAGAAACCACTGATGCTTATATTGTAGAAGTCCCATCTACAACCACTGCTTCTTATAATGCAACCACCTATAAATGGTATGCATTCATAACGCGAACGTCTGATTCACAGCGAGTCGCTGTTGATAATGGTATCACACTTGTCGTTGATAATTATGCAGACACTAACGCAGATCAGCGAAGTCACGCGAAGAAAGCATTAGATGCGATTGAAGCAGTCATCCAGAATAGAGCAACAATAGACCAGAGTTCATTCAGCATCGCTGGAAGAAGCCTTTCAAGAATGTCCGTAACGGAACTTCTACAGTTTCGTGATTACTACAAAGCTGAATATAATCGTGAGCTTCAGAAGGCTAGAATCAAGAATAAGAAGTCCACAGGAAACATGATCGGAGTCAGATTCTAATGGCGTGGAATCCGTTTAGGAAAAAGGAACGGCAGAAGGTCGCTAGATTTGCCCGTTCATTCAAAGGCGCTTCGACAGGTCGGTTATTTACCGACTTTTTCGGTTCTAGTTCTAGCGCTGATCAGGAATTAAGACACGCACTGGTAACGCTGCGAAACCGTTCACGCGAATTATCGCGGAATGATGCGTATGTTGCGCGTTATCTTAATCTACTCAGCGCCAATGTTGTAGGTCATAACGGCGTTCGTGTCAATGTAAAAGCTAGAAACGAAGATCAGACCCTGGATGTAATCGGCAACACGATCATCGAACGATCATGGAAAAAGTGGTCGAAGAAGGGTAATTGCACCGTCGATGGTCAATTATCGTTTCTTGATTGCCAGAAGATGTTCATCGAAGCTCTAGCTAGAGATGGTGAAGTCTTAATCAGGCACGTTAGAGATCCTAATTCCGAATTCGGATATAAGATTCAGTTCTTAGAAGCTGATCATCTGGTTGATACCAAGAACGAGTTCTATACCAACGGCAACAGGATCATCATGGGCGTTGAAGTCAATGATAAGAAACAGCCTGTCGCTTATCATATGTATAAAGACCATCCCCATGATTACGGGTACACGCAAAAGACTGAAACGATTCGAGTCCCAGCAGAAGATATAACCCACGCATTCATCAGGCAAAGACCAGAACAGACCAGGGGTTATCCGTTCATTGCGTCAGTAATGTCTTCAATCAAGATGTTGAATGGCTATTACGAAAGCGAGCTAGTAGCGTCTAGGGTCAGTTCCGCGAAGATGGGTTTCTTCACTTCACCTGCCGGTGATGGCTATGTTGGGGATGATGTCCAAGACGAATACACGCCGATAATGGACGCGCAGCCTGGATCATTTGAGCAGCTTCCCGCTGGGGTTTCGTTTACTCCATTCGATCCTACGCATCCGACAACGGCATTTGAATCGTTCTCTACTGCGATGCTGAGAAGTATCGCTTCGGGTTTGAACATCAGCTATCACAGCCTGTCGAATGATTTGTCTTCGGTCAATTATTCTTCCTTACGTGCTGGAAGCCTAGAAGACCGAGATCAGTACAGAATGCTTCAGAAGTTCATGATCGAGCATTTCATTGAACCGATCTTCATGAACTGGTTATCAAAGGCAATGTTATCTGCGATCAATCTACCAATTCAGAAATACGACAAGTTTGCTGATAACGTCTCATTCATTCCGCGTTCTTGGGGCTGGGTTGATCCGCAGAAAGAAATGGCTGCAAACATCCAAGGCTTGCAGAATGGCATCGTCACGTATCAAGACATCGAATCCAATTACGGAAGAGACGTGGAAGAACTATTTGAACAGCATGAACGTGAAGAACGGCTTGCTGAACAATACGGCATCAAGACCGCATTCCAGCCATTTGGCGTGAAAGCACCAGTAGAGCCTGATGTACAAGGGACGGAAGATGGCGAGTTATAAGCCAACTCAAGGAATGGTTGAAGAAGCCCAGAAGGGCCTTGATTGGCGTTCTGAGTTTGGCCGTGGTGGAACTGAAGTCGGCATTGCTAGAGCCAGGGACATTGTAAATAACAAGAACCTTTCAGAAGATACTGTGAAAAGAATGTA